ATTTTGAGCAATCTTAGCTCTCTCGCCAAGTCTCCTGACAACCTGCGTGATGCATGGTTGGAAGGGCGATATGGTTGGAGAGTCCTAGTATATGACATACTGGACGCGAATGAAGCTATTAGAAAGTTATCTAAAAAGCAATCCCAAAGGACCAAAGAAAGGACGGGAACCACCTTATCATGGACGAACTCTTATGAGAGCCTCCATGAAAACCCCTTCTGTTACTACAATAGTCGAGTAATAACCGACAAATGTAGTCTCGGATTACGGGGTAGGGTGATATCCGACTTTACTCCCCCTGCATTCCAGTTCAATCCAGTTACCACAGCCTGGGAGTTAGTTACTCTCAGTTTTGTGATTGACTGGGTCTGGAACGTAGGGCAGGCCCTTAATGCTATGTCTTTCTTGGTGTTGTCAGGTGAATACTCAGCCTGTTGGTCGCTCCAATATGATAAGGTGCGGACGTACTCAAGTACGTTCACTCCCAAATCAGGTTGGACAATCAATGGGTTAGGGTCATTCACTGAAACGACATCAATAATTCATAGACATCCTTGTGTAGTGCCTAAACTACCGTCAATTAACGTGCGATTGGATGAGTTCAAGGTCTTAGACCTGATAGCTCTCCTTTGGCAACGTTTATTTTAAGGAGTATAGTATGGCTGCCATGACGACAGCGCTCACTGAGTTTGCCGATAACGGTAACTCTCGCACTTATACGTATACTGGACACACGGCGACGGAACCCCGTCTCGTGATTCAGCGGCGGAAAGTGGCAACAAGTCAGTCCTCTGTTATAGAGGATGTAGTTTCTGTTATATCTTCAACTGAAGATGCTAACGGAGACTTGTTGACTTCCAAAGTCTCGTTTGAAATGAAGTTACGGCGTCCTGCGGATGGTATCGCAGGTGACGTAACTGCTGCGTTGGCCGTTATTCGCGATATTATCGCGAATGACGAATATACCAACACAGTGAGTACACAAGAGTGGCTCGTCTAATCGCATTCTTCCGGCGGCTTCGTTCTTATTGTTCGAAGCATCCTGTCGTTTGCGAAAAGACAGAGAGCGCATTCTTAAATTGGTTGGAAAGATTACTACGTAAGTAGCTTCTTCCCTTCCTTTGTACTTAATTTCAAATTGAGGTACACCATAATGGAGACCCAAAAGATAGTTTACGACGTATGTCGAAATTACCTTCGAGACCGTTCCCATACCCTGCCTTCCTCCCTCTATGATCGCCTACTCGGATTTGTCCGAAGCAGGAATCATAAGGAGCTGGCAGCTTGCTTTACCAACTCAACGCAAGACTTAGCAAGCGTTGAGATGGCACGCACCTTGTTACAAATCGAGGCATTCTTTAAAAAGAATGCTGTATTCACTGAGCGCGTTAGCGCACGCTTAAGTGCTCTCATCTCTTTTGAAGAGGGAGAACACCTTTGCGAGCTTACTAACAAGCGGTTGGATAATTACTTCGTCGAGCGCGATCATAGAGATCCCGATCTTGACAAGTATATCCGCCGTGCTCAGGCATACATTCGAAATGTACTTGGTCCGTTCCATAACTTTCTCGGATTAATTCCCGAGTTAGTTGAGGTAACAAGCGGGGCCACTGTGTCACGTCCACGCAGGAGAGCACATCCCTATTTGAAACTTTCGTCTCATATAGAATGTACTCCTGGAGCTGTTCCTTATTTATCTTCGTTGGCCCATTATTATGGGTTAGAAGTATTTAAGGGCAAGCTCTTTTCGTGGAACCGTGTTGAGTTTGTTCCTAAGTCTTGGAAGACAGACCGTACTATCGCCTGTGAGGCGGCTGGCAATACTGCCCTCCAACTCGCATTTGATAAGTACGCGAAACGTCGGCTTAAACGCCGGCGAATCGACCTGTCTGATCAGACTCGAAATCAAGAGCTAGCCAAGGAGGGATCTATTAATGGCGAACTTGCCACAATCGATCTTTCAATGGCTTCGGATACTCTTGCGTATAATACTGTCGCTCTTCTCCTTCCGGAGAAGTGGTTCCAGTATTTGCGATCTATTCGGTCGCAGTACTACGCGGTCTATCCTGGTCAGCGCGAAACGTACCACAAGTTTTCCTCTATGGGAAACGGTGCTACTTTTGCTCTGGAGACTCTTGTTTTCGCTGCTGCTTGTTTTGCTGTGGGTAGTTCTGCCTTTTCTGTTTATGGTGATGATATCATCATTGAACGAGATCTTGCAGAACCTCTCTACAGCTTACTAGCCTTCCTTGGTTTCATACCTAATACCGAAAAGAGCTTTACCGAGGGACCCTTTCGAGAGTCCTGCGGTAAGCACTGGTATAAGGGGTTCGACATCACGCCCCAGTATATACGGGGCCTGGATCGCCGCAAGGCAATCCTAAGCCATCTTGTAAACACGATGGCTATGATAGCTGAACCATATGGGCATTTAGAAGGATATCTCCTTAACTTCGTTAAGGAGCATAAACTTCCACTTGTTCCATATTGTGAATCCACTATAAGCGGAGTGTGGTTGGAACCGCACTTAGCTTATAGCCAGAAGCTCATAAGGCAACGTGATTGGATATTGAAGGCTAAGGTATTCGTACCGAAGTCAAAACAATTCCGTAATCACTACATACGATCATACTTCCTATGGCACTTAGGTGCTAATAGGATGCGTAATCGTTTGGACCCTTATGAGGCCAGCAGGAACTCCATTTTCAGTCACAAGTATGTGCGAAAGTGGGTCCACTGG